CAATTACCAACGAATCGGAAGCAATAACGCTGTCGCATGAGTTGACTAAACGGATAACATCAACTTTATAAATAGTATCGAGAACAAGAATAGTATCACGACGAGTGCGATAGGTTTCTTTGGCTGTAAGTTGAGCGTCTTCATATCTTCTGTATGTTCCGTATAAATCAATTTCTTCCTGCAACAAGCGGTCGTATTCGCCGCTGTTGTAATAAATGATACTGTCTTGTTTTTGTATCTGTATTTCTGTTTGAATCTTCGGGTTGAAGTTCCAAAAAGCTAAACAAACAAGCATCCAAAAAACAGATGTTGCAATTATAACAATAAGTGCGTCGGGTTGGTATTCTCTTTTGTCCATTGTGCGTTTAGATAAAGTCAGTTCCGTCGTAGTCTGGGTGTTCGCTAGCCATCTTGTCGATGCCTCGAACCCACAACACGCTAACTAGCGCGCTGAAAAGAAAAATAATTGCAATAATCATAGTCGTTTTTTTTAGGTTTATAAAATATTACCTTCATGTATTCGGTAATTGTTGACGCTAAAGTAACCATTTTTTCCTTTACTCACAATAGCGAACCCGTGATTATATTTTGAATACGGATTGTAGTCGGGACTAAGCTCGCTCAAACAACCTACGCCCCAACAAGTAATAAACTTACCGTTAGCGTCGCGCTCGTTGTGTTCCGCTGTTTGGTGGTGGTGTCCGCACATCGCGCTCACCTTTGTCTTCATGAACAACCCACGCGCCACGTTGACAGAAGGAAGGAATTGTTTGCCGAACTCGTGTCCGTGAAAGATTGAAAGTTTACCGATATTCAATTTGCTTTTTCCGTCAATCCATTTAACGTTATGCTTGTCGCAATGGGTAAGCGTTGGAAAATCAAACGCGTCGATGTCGAATAGTTCGGGTGCTTTGATTCTCATGTAACGCCAGTAGCGTTCTTCGTGGTTGCCTTCTTTGTAGTAAATGTTTGCTGTTGGGAACGTGTGTCTAAGCGACGCAAGAAATTGACGGATTGAATAAAGTTCGTCTTTGAATTTACGCTTGCGCGGATCTTTAACAAAGTCGCTAATCATGTGGCAATCTAACGCGTCACCGTTCAAGATAATTGAATCACAGCCTTGTTTGATACCTTCATTTATCGCGCATTCAATAGCTTCGTTGTCTTGGTATGGAAAATGCAAATCGCAAAGAATCAAGAACTTCGTACCGGTTAATTCAACGTGTCTTCTTTTTTTCGCGTATGACTTCGGAAGCGCGAAAGGATTCAATGGTCGTGGCTTTTCTTCAAACAACTTTTTATCTGTTGTTACTTTTCTATTGAAGTCGCCATTCTTTCCACGAATCAAACGAATAACACTTCGTGCCGCTTCGATGTTTTTATAGACTTCAGGATATTCAGTAAACAATTTTTTCGCTAACGTGAGCGAAGGAGTTTCTGAAAACTTACTACAAATTTCCGCTGCTATTGTTCTCGCTGTCGTTAGTTCCCTTGCCATTCTTTGTTTTTTTAGTGAACTTTTCAATCACAGTACCACCGAACAAACCTGCTGTTAACAATGCGAGCGTGTCGTACATTGCAATTGGACAGTCATATTCAGAAAACGTGGCGATGTAACTTAAAAGAATCAAATTTGTTACAACAAATATAGCAATTATACGCTTCGAAGAAACCTTCGAACAATTACTTAACAAACTTTGAAACCAGTCTTTCATATCATTTTTATTATTAGTTGAACAATTAAACCACCAACCACACCAGCAGCGGTTGCGATACCACCCAAACGAGCAACCTGTAAACGTTGGTTGCTTATGTACTTGTCGTGCTTTTGAACCTTACTTACAAGACCTTCAATTTTCATTTCGTCGTCACCTATAAGAACATGATAGATTCGGTCTATCTTCTTATTCATATTTTGAAGTTCTTCGTGTATCAATTGAATCTCGTTTTCTGCGTTCATGACTTAAAATATAATTGTCGTTATGCTTTAAAATATAATTGTATCTCAGCTTCACGACGACGAACAAGACCTTTCAAAACAACACCACCGCCCTTGTTCCACAAACGAAATGAATTAGCTATTGTTGGGTCTGTTGGGTTCACGTTTAGTTTCTTGAATACCGACGAACGTTTGAACCCACCTGTTCCGATGTTGTACGCAAGTGAAACACACGCGCTAAATTGATTCTCGTTGAGCGGTTGCAAAATGAACGGAGCAATCGAAACGGCGAACTGGTCAATGATAAACTTTGCTAACTCGTCTGCGCGTTGCTGCGTGATTACGTCGCCTTCTTTCACGCGGTCGCCGTTTTCGTAGAAAGTATTTCCGAAGCCAATAGTCCAAACATTAGCAGGACACTTGTACGCCTTCAATCGACAACCTTCAAACTTCTTTATTAGTGCGTAACCTTCTGCGTTAATTTTCATTGCTCAACTTCTTTATTTGTTTTTCTTTTTTGATTAGATACTTACGAAATTTCTCTTCGTAAATCTTTTGTTTTACCATGTCTTTCTTTCGTCCCCTTGTAGCCATGTGTTTTTTTTTAGTTATCTAATCCATCCTAACCCTGGTCTGCGATATTCGTAAGGTCGTCTGTCGCGTCCTGAACTAATCTCGAAAGCGTTCGACGGATAGACATTTGTTTGTGACCATATTTGATTTGTTGTGTTCGTTGTGTATTCGGGAAAGTCTGCGCTGTTCTGACACAAAAAGTCAACCATTCGCTGCGTGTAAAACATCGCTTGTTGACGCGCTTGATCGCGGTAGTTTTGTAAGTCGGTTTGACTTATTGGTTGAGTGTCTTCGCTTGTGCGAATAACAAGACTTCCGTTATCCGTTTTAACGTACAAATGCGGCAACACTTCGTACATCGTCCACCACATAATCATTCGACGCAAGTAATTGTCAAGAAGGGTTGCGTATGCGCCTGTGATGTCGTCGTTCACAACGTCTTCTTTGATGCGGTTGTAAAGGTCAGTTCCAAGATACAGTTGTGCGTACTTGTCCTGTGACAAATAGATAGCAGGGTACATAAGCAATGGATCAACCGAGCCGTTAATCCAACTGTATTTTTTTATGTAGTTTTCGTCAATGAGTAGAACTTCGGGTTGTAGTGCCATTGTAGTTTTTATTTATATTTTAGTGATGCTCTGTTGGGCATATCGTTAGGACGAACCGCTTCTTTTCCTTTTGGAAATAATTCGTTTGCAACACCGCCCGTCACAACTCGGTCGTTCTTCAATCCGTCGTTTGGAAGGAAGCGACCTTTCTCTCTTTTGCGTACAAATACTTTTCTGAACCACGCGTGTCGACAATAAACACCGCCTTTATATTTCCAAATCGAATATCGTGATGCCCCTGCTGGTGCGAAATCATCGTTAACTCCGTCTTTCTCCATTTCTTGAATGTCTTCGTAACGGAATAACGCTCCGTCTTTTGACAGAGCAACCATTTCTTGACAGAAGTCACGCGTTACCAATTCTCCGTCTTTGTATGTGAAATTTGTTGAGTAGTAATAGCGAACTTTATAAAGACCAGTATCGAGTTCTTTGCTAGCTTCGTCAGGGTTTGAATAACCACGAACACTCATAAACTCGGTGCGGTAGTTTTCTTCGCCTTCGGGATTAGTTACTTCTTCGTCGGATAGCAATTGCCATTCTTCTTCGTTGACGTATTCAGCCTTTTCGCGTAGGTGTTGAAGCCACGCTTCGCCTTCTTCTTTGCTTATCTTATTTTCAGCAACCGCAACCTTCTTCTTCGCAACTACTTTTTTTTTTTGAGCGGACAATTTAGCCACCGCGTCACCGCCTGTTTGAAACATCGACTTCGCAACGTCCACATCAAGACCTAAGAACTGAACCAAGAAAACAATTGCTTGTTCTTGCGTTAGTGTTCCTGTACCAACCGCTGCAACAATCTCTAAAGCGGACGCGATTTGTGCGCCGTTGTATGTTACGTCACTAACTTTTTCGCTCGATTCTGTTGGTGTTTCTGTCACGTCTGTTGAAGGTATGTCTATTACGTCAATAGGCGCGTTAGAATCGACTGCAACACCGTCTTCGAATACTGAGTTCATCTGAATATTTACGTCGCCTAAAATCGGTGTGAAGACTTCTTCAATAATTCGTTGGTATGGACGAATAACTTGCGTGTTGAATATCTCTAAACCAACAACCATTTCATCTTTGTTCGAACCGAAGCCTGTCGTGTCGCGTATGCCGTGAATCAATGGTGACACAACGCGGTGTCCGACCATGATTTGCTTCGCTGTTTCTTCGCTTAAGAATTGATATTGCTTGTCAGCGTCCGACAAAGGAAACGATTCAATTTGTGGAGCGCGTGAAGGATCTTCGTTGAATGTCATTAAGAACTTACCCGCGTTGCTTGCACCGCTCAATCTTGTTTCCCACTCACGACGTATTGCCTCACGTTCTTCTTTCTGCGGAATACCATTCAAAAAGTTAATAATGAATGAAGGAAATAAACCATTCAAGATATTGTTAACGTGGTACATTCCCATTTGATAGGACAACTCAACGTAATTCAACGCACCGAAGTAGTCAGGCTTCGCGTAGTACGAAGAACCCGCCATCATTCCGTGAGCGTAAATAACTTGTCGTGGTTGTTCTTGTGCTATTGATGGATTGAACGCGGGAATAAATTCGGGTTTACCTTTTTTGCTTCGCGTGTTAGCCCAATCTTTCGAATAGAAAATTCCTGTAATATCGTCTTCTTCTTTGTCGTATGCAAGGCGACAGTTTTCAAAAGGCAAGTGGTTTATTTGTACAATGCGAGTGAAGTCCAACGACCATATTACTTCAGCACAAAATGAACCTTGAAGTTTTAAGTCGAAGGCAATACCTTGCAACGCATTGTCTAGAATCGTACCGGTGCCTTTGCCTTCAATCATGTAAGCAATTGAGTTCGTCAATGCGTTGTGAATAGGGCTGTTGTAATAAAGCGTTATAAGGTGCTGCGGAAATAAGTTATTA